CCCACCAGTCAGAGACAGGATTTCTGCCGTACAGGCTTTACTATGTAACGGCAAAGGGGAAAGCCGTTTACAAATCCATGCCAGTTGCAGAAAGCTAATTGAATCAATGGAACTTCAGTCATACACAGAAAAGGGAGAACCAGATAAAGAATCAGGCTATGACCACATGGCTGATGCCCTCGGATATTGCATTTGGAGAGAGTTCAATCCATTATTTGCTAGGTCGGGCAAACCTACAGGGATTAGAATATATTAAGAACATGATAGTATTGAGGCAAAACTGTGTATAGCTCACTAAATATTTACAATCAGCCCATAACACAAGCTGCTACCACAGTTGCAAGCCCTAATGCGGCCTATCAGCGTATGAGTCAGTTTTGGGATTTGATAACAGATTTGAAGGAAGGAACATATAAGATCAGGAGCGAACATAGAAAGTATTTGCCACAAGAAGCAAGAGAAACAGATGATAGTTATGACGTAAGGTTAAGTCGATCAACAGTAGTGCCATACCTCCAACGAATCGAGAAAATGTTGTCAGGTATGTTGGTCAGGAAGCCAGTAAGACTTGATGATGTATCTGACTTGGTAAGAGAACAGTTGTTTGATGTTGACCTAGAGGGAAATGACTTGAACGTGTGGCTATATCAGACAGCTAGGCAAGCAATTAGCTTCGGGCATATAGGGGTGCTTGTAGATGCACCAAAGGAAGGTGAAAAGGCAAGGCCATACTGGGTGACATATACACCAAAAGATATTTTAGGTTTTAGAACTGAAATCATAGATGGGGCAAGGCAACTCACACAAGTTCGTTTGTTAGAACAGATTGTTGAACCAGATGGAAAGTATGGTGACAAAATTGTTAAACAGATCAGGGTGCTTGAACGTGGTAGATACGAAATTCATAGAAAAGATGCAAAAAAAAGTGAATATAAGTTATTTGAACAGGGTGAAATGAGTATTAAAGACAAAATTCCTTTCGCAATCGCTTATTCAAATAGAGTTGGTTATTTTGAAAGCCGCAGCCCTTTGTATGACATTGCTGAACTAAACCTAAAGCATTACCAGATACAGTCTGATCTAGATAATATTCTACATATTAGTTCTGTTCCATTACTTGCTGTTTTTGGCTATCCCAATGCTGATGAAATAACAACAGGCCCTAATGAGGCACTATCACTGCCACCTGAGTCACGCATGGAATATATCAGCCCATCTGGTGATAGTTATGACAGCCAGTTTACAAGATTGAAAGATATTGCAGAACAGATCAATACATTGTCACTAGCCGCAGTACTTGGACAGAAGTTAGTGGGAGAGTCAGCAGAGGCCAAGAGGATAGACCGATCTCAGAATGACAGCACAATGATGGTCATTGCACAGCAGATGCAAGACTTGATTGATAACTGTCTTAAATTTCATAGCGAATATCTCAATGAACCTAATGCTGGAAGTTCTTTTGTTAATAGAGACTTTGTAAGTGCAAGACTTGAACCACAGGAGATAACATCATTGCTTACATTGTTTACTGCTGGAACTATTAGTCAGGAAACATTACTCAAGCAACTATCTACAGGAGAAGTTTTGCCAGATGATTTTGATATTGAAGAGGAGATAGAAAGCACACAGCAGGGAGGTCTTACAGAAGTAGAGCCACCAGAAGAACCTGACCCAGAAGCAGAGGAGGAACAAGAGGAAGAATGATAAATGAGTATTCCAGAGGTATTTTTTAGGGAGACTATTGATCTAAATAGATACAGTAATGCAGTATCGGCAGACTTTGTAAGAACTTATAATGACGTAATTTTACTTGCAGCAAGAAGGCTCAATGCAATAAATATTAGACAGGCAAAGGCTGGAGAAGGGGTAGTCATAGCACCGCAGACCAAAAAAAGACTGAGGGCAATTATAGCTCAGTCAAAATCAAGCTTAGATAAATGGTCGAGAGCTTCATCAAAGAAGATGATAAAAGAAATAGAAGGTTTAGCAAAAGTACAGGCTGGATTTATTGAGGGCGAACTTAAAAAAGCTGTAAAATCAGGAAATATTCCCATCAACTCAGTAGCTATCAGTTCTAAATATGCAGAATCATTTGTCACAACAGATCCTACAAAGGTAAACATATTCACAAGCAAACAATTTACAGAAGATGATTTTAAAAAGTTTGGATCTGGTAAGTTTGAACTTACTGCCAGACAAGGGGCAATGCAGACCTTACCTAATGGAGAGACAGTAGAGAAAGCATTTAGAGGTATAGCAACAAGACAACAGGAGGGTTTAGCTAGAACTATCAGACAGGGTGTATTTAGTGGAGAGTCAACACAGCAGATAGCAAGTCGAATGATAGGAAGGCTGGAGTTTGGACAGAAGGGAAGTGTCAGACAGATAGCACAAGCTGGTGGTGAACTTACAAAACTAGCTAATCATCAGATACAAACTATTGTCAGAACATCTGTTAATCAAGTACAGAATCAGGCATCACAGGCTGTCTATGCAGCAAACAGTAAAGTTGCTCCTAAATATGAATACGTTGCAACACTAGATTCAAGGACAAGTCCAATATGTAAAAGACTTGATGGAAGAAAGTTTGAATACAACAAAGGCCCTACACCACCACAGCATTTTAACTGCCGATCTACTACTGTTCCTGTTGTTGATTATGCAGGGCTGAAGAAACAAAAAGGATTTGAGGATCTTACACCGCCACCCAAAGGCAAAATTGTAACCCGACCCACAGGAGAGGGGACTGGTAGAGTACCACAGGACACTCAGTATGGTGACTGGCTTTTGGGGCAAGATAAGAAGCTAAAGGTCAAGACTCTAGGTAATGAACAGAAGGTAAGATATTTTGAACGCTTGGCAAAGAAGGAAGGGTCAGGCCAGAAGGCTATTAGGAAAATGGTTAGGGAAGATGGAAGCGAAAGAAGTTTGAAGGACTTGGAAAGGTTGTATGGC